ATGACAAGTATGGAGTGTATACTCCTCTCTTCTCCAACATGGGAGAAGCTGCTGCATTGCATCCGGATGAGCTTGTCTTTGGTGCTATGATGAGCGGCTTCAATGAGAAGTGCTATGACGGGCTTTCATTCTTTAATACAGCCCACAAGGTAGGTGATGCGACCTACAGCAACAGAAGCAATAAGAAGCTGTCAAGGGAGTCCTACATGGAAGGAAGAAGCTCCATTATGAGCATCAAGGGAGATAAGGGCAAGAGCCTGAAGCTTGTGCCTGACCTTTTGGTTGTACCTCCGGCATTGGAGGAGACAGCAAGGCTCATCTTGGAAGCAGACCAGATTGACGGTACCACAAACGTGCTGAAGGGAACAGCAAAGCTTCATGTAGAGCCTGCCCTTGCAGAGCATCCGGAGTATTGGTTCCTTCTTTGCACCAACCGCTTCCTGAAGCCTTTCATCTATCAGCTTAGAAAGAAAATCAAGTTCACATCCTTAACAAGAGACACTGATGAGAATGTCTTCATGTTGGATGAGTACCTGTATGGAGCTGATGGAAGAAGCAATGCAGGATATGGTTTTTGGCAGATGGCGTATGGCTCTACCGGAGAAGTAGAAGCACAGGCACAGGGATAAGAAGTAGGTGATTGGAATGTACTGTACTGTTGGAGAGGTTCTTGAAATGATAAAGGATGATATGAAGAATGTCATCATTGGAGATGAGTACATAGAAGATGAGCAGGAGCGTGAAGCTAAGATTGCAACACTATGTGAGTCTGCTATATCTGATGCTTGTGCCGAGATTGACGGGTACCTTGCCAAACGGTACAGAGTTCCCTTCACTAAGACACCACAGGTCATCAACAAATTTGCAAAAGACATATCTGTATACAACCTTGTATCAAGGACAGGTATAGATGAGAGTGACCGGGAGAAGACCTTCCTGAACCGATACAACGCAGCCATCAAGTTTCTGCTTGATGTGGCAAAGGGCATCATAAGCATAGGCGTTGAGGAAAAAGGAGGAAGCAGCGAAGCAGCCAATGGCTTCAAGATGAAGTCTTCAGGCAGGGTGTTCTCAAGGGACAGTATGAGAGGATGGTGATGGGATGTCGTCAATCAGGGCAGAGATGTCCGGAGATACTGATGAGCTGCTCCAACGCCTGAACCGATTGAGCCACCTTGAGACCCGTGGGGTTCTGAACTCCATAGCGGAAGGATTGAGGACTTCCACAGTGGAACGCTTCACGGAGGAGAAGACTCCGGAAGGTACAAGTTGGAAGCCATCCATCCGGGCACAGGAGGAAGGCGGCAAGACGCTCACCAAGACCACACAGCTCAAAAATAGCATCCGGTCAGAAGTGAGTGACAGTGGACTTGCAGTAGGTACCAATGACATCAGGGCTGCCACACACCAATTTGGTGATGAGCGGACAATAAGAGCAAAGAATAAAAAGTACCTCACATTCAAGATTGGTGGACAATGGAAGAGAGTAGCCTCTGTCAAAGTAAGCATACCACCAAGACCGTTCTTGGGTATCAGTGAAGAGGATGAGCAGGACATCAAGGACACCTTGGAGGAAATTTTTGAGGAGTAGGACATGGTAAAGGAAAGGAACTACTTAATAGAAACGCTGAAGAGCTCCGGCATCAAGAGTCAGGTCTACACCAATATGAAAAAGCTGAAGGCAGGAAACGAAGTCCACGTTGGTGCAGTATTGCGAAACGGTGAGACATTCGCACGCTCCGGCTCAAAAAAAACATACATAGACCAAGAGGGGCAGCGGAAGCGTAGAGTGAAGCTGTGGGACAGGAGCACATCACTCCATGTAGTGATAGCGGACACATCAGAGGAGAAGGTGGAGGAAATCCTTGAGAACTTTCTCCAAAACCTGAAGAAGGGAATTGATGTGGATGGTAACTGGGTGAATATCGTGGTAGGTGAAGCGGACTGGGTAGAAGAGGGTGACAGTATCCTGAAGGCGAAAGTAGCGGTACAGTTCGACATCACTTTTGAAGGCGGTATCTATCAAGATAGAGACATTAAGCCAATGGACATTGGCTCTGTCGGATAAGGAGGAATAATCATGGCAGAAACAAAACAGGCTGCATCCTTAATGAGCATTGAGGAACTCAAGCAGAAACTTGGTGTATCTGATGCGGTGTTTGAAGGAACGAAGGCAGCAAACGGATGGAAGAGTGGAAGACAGGTGGAAGAGAAAGAGTTCAAAGAAGCCTGTGAAGCCTTCCGGAAAGCCCCGGTTGACGGGAGTAAGAAAGACAAGGAGGCAAAGGGATAATGTTTGGAGATGTAAATGTAAAAGTCGAAGACGGGAACCTTGGGAGAAGCAGCTCCACGGGTACCGGGACATCAATCAAAATCGGCATTTCCAATGTGGAAAGCAAGTCACCTATCCTGATTAGTGGCACAATGAACGCCAAGAAAATCAAGGAGAAGGTTGGCAACACACCTCTTGCTGATGCCTGCATTGATGCGGTTGAGTGGGGAGCATCCTCAATCTATTGCATCCCGGTGAAAGCAGGGACAGCCGGAACCATTGGAAAAATCACGGAAGACAAAAAGGGATACGGTACCTTTGAGGTAAAGGGAAGCCCTAACAATGCCTATGACATTGTGGTTGAGGTAATGGATGCCGGAGAGTGCAATGAGGGAAGCTTCAGATACTCATTGGATGGAGGAAATACCTTCACAGAGGAAATGACAATACCTATCACCGGAGAGGCAGAACTGGCAACTACCGGACTGACTGCAAAGTTCACGGATGCAGAAGGCGGTGACAGCTTTATGGAGGGAGACCGTTTCACATTCTCCTCCACATCACCGGCTATGAGCAATGAGTCAGTAATCAGTGCGGTTGAGAGCCTCATCAACAGCCCTCTTATGTTTGAGTTCGTTCATATCGTTGGAGTATCATCCAAGGCTTTGTGGGCTTCTCTGTGTACGATTGCCAATGACTTCCTGACTAAGTACAAGAGACCTCTGTTCTTTGTCTGTGAGGCAAGAGGAAAGAAGGCGGATGAGAGCCTTGAGGATTATGTGAACGCAATGCTTGAGGAACGGAAGGGCATCAACAATATCTACATGCAGGTTGTATGTAGCAATTCCCGTTATCAGAGAATGGATGGAAGGGTTCAGGACATCAACAATGCAGGAATTGTGACCGGACTCTATGGAAGAGCCAAAGAGTCACAGAGCATTGGAGAGGTGAAGAGCTTCCCTATCTCTGAAGCAAAGCTTCTCAAGCTCCTTCCTGAAGGAATTGAGGACTATATTGAGACCTTGGACAAGGCAAAGTATGTGACCATCAGGCAGTACATTGGCAAGGAAGACTACTATGTGACCTCTGCAAACATGATGTCACCTGAAGGTAGTGACTACTCCTATGCTGAAGATGTCAGGGTATCGAACAGACTTGTCAAGGCTGTCAGGGCAAAGGCACTTGATGAGCTTCAGGTGGAGGTTGACCCGGAAGATATTGAGACAAGCATCACCAATATTCAGGAGCAGCTCAATACACCTGTGGAAGATGCTGTCCGTGATAAAATCATAAGCTCCGGAAGCGTGACCATTGACACGGAGAACCTCAACATCCTTGTGGATGAGAAGCTTGACATCAATATCACTTATGTACCTATGGGTCATGTGAGGGAGATGAACCTCACATTTGCAGTAGAGAACCCTTATTCAGCATCTTAGGAAGGAGGTAGAGGAACATGGCAAATAAACAGTTAATCAATGGGAAAGTGTATGACTGGTCAAGCGTGACAATCACGGCTTCCGGCATGGAGAACATGGAGCCAATGGAAATCTCCTATGATGATGAGCAGGAGAGTGAGCCTATCTATGGCAAGGGCGGAAAGATTAGAGGGTATGGTACCGGAAATCAGAAGAACTCCGTCAAGCTGTCCCTGCTCCGTGAGGACTTCAATGAGATGTGCCGGGTCATCAAGTCCAAGGGATATAAAAACTTTTATAAGTATGTCATCCCTAAGATTGTGGTGAATTATGCGGATGAAGGGGCTGCAACCTGTACGGATACACTGACCAACATTGTAATCTCCAAGCGTAGCTTCAAGGCGGCACAGGGAGATAAGAGCATGAAGGTTGATCTTGATGGCGTGGCAATGGGCGGCATTAAAATCAACGGGCTTGATGCGTAACTGATAACAGAATAAATGACAAAACGGAGGTAACTATCATGGATAGAGAGATGGAAAATAAACTTCTCAACGCAGGAAAAGAGAATGAAACAGCAAAGGGAACGGATGTGGAGAGCCTGAAGGAAAAGTATTCAGGGACAGATGAGAAAATCTACACAGTAATCACAACGGTACAGGTGGATGATGAGACCGAGGAGGAGTTCACATTCCTCTTCAGGAAGCCGAAGCCTGCATCCTATGACAGATATGTGAAGACTATATCCAACTCTGTCACAAAGGCATCCAAGAGCTTTGCTTTTGACAATATCATTGATGAGCAGAGGGAAGAACTGAAGAAGACCGTGGAGGAGTACCCGGCAATCACTATCAGCCTTGCGGATAAGCTGCTCCGTATGCTTGGACTTGCGGACACGACATCAGTAAAAAAGCTGTAGAAGATGCCAAGGAGCAGTTCAAAAGCAGCTTTGTGAGCTATGGGAAGATGGTCATATACACATATCTTCCCAAGGAACTGCTTCCGGAAAGCTTTGAAGACCTGACCTTTGATGAGTTCTTTTCCCTGTATGGTCAAGCGGATTGTGCAAGGGAGATGAGGATAGAGGATATTGAGACAGGCGTAGCGAAAGGCATAGCAGACAATTTTGGAGACGAATAAAACAAGCCCCACAGCCGGAAACTGTGGGACTTGAGCACACCTCTATGAACTTCTGAAGACAAGTATACCACAAATAGAGAAAAAAGCAACAGGGAGGTGGTTGCATGGGTATGGAGTCGGTATACAAATTGTCTGTTATCCTGAATATGGTTGACAACCTATCCGGTCAGATGGGCGGGGTCGGGAACAATGTGACAAACACGGTCAACAAGCTCAATACCGCTTTTGGAACTATGCAGAGGGCAGGAGCGGCAATGGCAGGAGTTGGCGGTGCGATCACCGGGCTCTGCATGAAGACGGTCACAGCCACCTTTGACACACAGAACGCACTAGGGGAACTTTCTTCCCTTGGGGTGAAAGACCTGAAGGCGGTGGAGAACGCAGCAAAGAGCTTCTCTGATACATGGGCAGGCACAAGCAAGTCAGATTTTATCACGGCAGCTTATGATATTAAGTCCGGTATCGCATCTCTGACAGATGAAGGCGTGGCACAGTTCACGGAACTGGCAGCCCTGACGGGTAAAGCTACAAAATCGACAACGGAAGAGATGGGCTCACTGTTCGCTACCGGTTACGGCATCTATAAAGGGTTCTATGATGACATGTCTGACCTTGAGTTTGGTGAGATGTTTTCCGCAGGGATAGCAACGGCAGTTAAGAACTATAAGACATCCGGCTCCGAGATGGCGAGTGCCATATCAGCACTTGGAGCAACGGCAACCAACGCCAATGTCCCATTGGAAGAACAGCTTGCCATCATGGGACAGCTTCAGACCACAATGTCCGGCTCTGAAGCAGCAACAAAGTATAAGTCATTCCTCAATCAGGCATCCAGTGCCGGGGAGAAGCTTGGGCTGACCTTCCTTGATACTAATAATCAGCTCAAGTCCATGCCAGAGATACTGACGGAGCTGAAGGGCAAATATGGAGACACGATAGATGCAGTAGAGAAGAGAGAGCTGAAGGAAGCCTTTGGAACGGATGAAGCGGTTGCCCTCATTGACTTGTTATACAACAACGTGGAGACATTAGACTCCGGAATACAGGACTTGCAAGGCAGCATGAAGAGCGGTATCACTGTGACGGAAGAGATGGCGGAAGCCATCAACAACACACCGGAGCAGAAGTTCCAAGTGCTGAAGCAGCAAATACACAATAATGTGGAAGAGCTTGGAAATGGACTCCTTCCGGCGGTCAATAACACTATGGACAAGGTGAGCGGACTGATAAAGAAGGGCTCCGATTGGATAAGCAACAATCAAGAAACAGTACAAAGCATCATGAACATAGCCTTGAAGCTTGGCATATTCCTTGTGATAGCCGGAAGCGTGATGGGCGTGGTCGGAAGCCTTGGGAAACTCTTCTTGTCAGCCAAGAACGCTATAGGGCTTGTGAAGACCGCAACCTTGGGAATGAATACAGCCTTTCTTGCTTCACCTATCACATGGGTGATAGTCGGGATAGTGGCATTGGTAGCCGCCTTTGTAGTCCTATGGAATAAGTCGGAAGCGTTCAGGAGCTTTTGGACAGGGCTTTTTGAGCAAGTGAAGTCAGCCGTCATGCAGGCATGGTCATCCATACAGCCAGCCCTACAGAATTTAGCCAAGAAGCTCATGGAGCTGTGGCAGGCGGTACAGCCAATCATACAAATATTTGAAAAAGTGGGGGCAGTTGTCCTTGTGGTACTTGGCTCCATCTTTGCCGGAGCCATTCAGGGAGCAATATCCGCACTGACACCTTTGATTGATGCCTTTTCAAGCTTTGTATCGTTTGTCACTAACGTGGTCAATGCGGTGGTTGCCTTATTTAAGGGCGATTTTTCCGGGGCTATTGACTTTGCCTCTGATGCAGTCGGGGATTTTAAAGACTTCATTGAAAACGGCTTCAATGCAATCCTCTCCTTTATCGGCGGCTTTGTATCAGGATTTCTTGATGCAGTTGGCGGAGCCCTTTCAGCTATAGGCATTGATGCAAGCGAAACCATAAGCAGCATGAAGAACACTGTGAAAAACGGGCTTGAGGCGGTGAAGGGCTTCTTTGGGAATATCTTGGGGGCTGCTTCCGATACCGTGAAGGAAAAGCTTGGGAACATGAAGGCAGCCTATGAGGAACATGGCGGAGGCATCAAAGGCGTGGCAGCGGCGGCGGTAGAGGGCGTGAAGGGTTATTATACAGCAGGCTTCACATTCCTTGACAACCTGACAGGCGGAAAGCTCACAAGCATTAAGAACCAATTCAGTGAGAAGATGTCCGGAGTCGCAAATGCGGTATCAACCGGAATGTCAGCAGCCAAAAGCTATGCGAGCACACAGCTCTCCAATATGCAGGCGGCATATCAGGCAAGCGGCGGAGGCATCAAAGGAATAGTATCCGCAACCATGACAGGGGTACAAGGTACCTTCAGCACAGCATATTCCGCAATCAACACTTTAACAGGAGGAAGGCTTGAGAGTGTACGTTCTACCATAGCATCAAAGATACAGGCGGCGAAGTCAACCGTGGATTCCACTCTGGAGAGCATCCGTTCAGCGTTCTCCTCAAAGCTTGAGGCGGCAAGATCAGCGGTGTCCGGAGCAATAGGGCGTATCAAGTCCTGTTTCAATTTTTCATGGAGCCTGCCAAGTCTGAAGCTGCCACACATCAGCATATCAGGAAGCTTCAGTATCAATCCGCCGAGCGTGCCGAAGTTTGGCATCTCTTGGTACAAGGATGGAGGTATCCTGAACGGGGCAACCATCTTTGGAGCAATGGGCGGAAAGCTCTTGGGAGGAGGCGAAGCCGGGGCTGAAGCGGTGCTGCCATTGTCAGAACTGTGGAAGCAGATGACGGAGATTGTCAGAGGCGTAGTCAAGGGAGAGAATGAAGAGAGCGGTGACAGCGTACAGCAGACAGGGGCGAGCATTACAAGTGCCCTGACCTCAAAGGCTGCATCAGTACGGAAAGAGAAGGAGAGCAAGACAACAACAAAAGAAACATACACAACGGAGAAATGGGGCAGGGAAGGCGGCACTACTATCCATCAGATCAGCTTCACGGTAGACATCAGCAAGATAAAAGACTTGCCGCTACTCTACAAACTGATAGATGAGCTGAAGGATGCACAGAACCGGACGGACAGCCCTACTCCGGCAACAGCATAGGAGGTGAGGGAAGATGCTGTATGTGCAGGAAAAGGTGGTAAAGCTTGGCGGCGTATACCTTGGCGGACAGGTCACAAGCGTGGAGATACAGGAGGCAGGAAGTGTCTATGTTGCACAGGATGAAAAAGGCAGATTTAAGAAGTCACAGCCTGTAGGCTATGAAAATGGCAAGGTGATGATTGATATATTGCTTGAAGCAACAAAGTCAGCTTCCACCTTGGAGCAGCTCACAGAGATGCAGAGGCTCTTCAAACCATACGGGCAGAGCAAACCAAAGCTTTTGCCTATTGTCAATGAGGATTGTGCTGCCCGTGGCATTACAAAGGTATATTTCAAGAACCTCACCTCTAAGAAGGTCATATCAGAAAGCAAAAGGATAGTCTCCTTGGAGCTGTGGGCTCCTAATATAGCCGGAATAAAGGTGAAAAAGAAGGTCAGCAAAAAGAAGACCACGAAAAAGAAGAGCACCAAGAAGAGCAAAAGCAAGAAATCAAAAAGCAAGAGCCCGGCAAAGGACAGCCGGAGCACGGCAAAAGGGAAAAAAGCCGCTAAGAAAGCGGTGAAGAAATAGGAGGCGAGAGGCTTGGGAAACAAGAAACTAATATCCCCGGAGTTCCGGGTGACAGTAGGAGACTATGAGATAAGTGAAGGGATAGAAGTGGAGTGCTTCTCAAGCAAGGAGTCCCATATGGATTGGTGCAGGGTGGAGCTGTCCCCACAGCTTCAGGGGCTTATACAGTTTAAGGACATGGATGAGGCAACCGTGGAACTGGGGTACGAGGATGACTTTGACAGCCTGATTGACGGATATGTCAGATGCGGTGACGGGGACTACTGGAAAGAGATAATGATAAAAGATGACATGATGAAGCTTGATAGAGTGACCATCAAGGCATCCTTTGTGGATTGTGAGCCGCAGGATGTCATCCGGTATGTACTGGCATGTGCAGGGATTGAAGACTATATCCTGTCTGATGAGAATTATGGAAAGAAAGACCTGTTTGTCATAGACAAGAGGAGCGGCATCAAGACGATAGCAGAAGTCAACAGCTCATGGGGCATCAGTAACCCATTCTTCTTTCAGAAAAAGGTATTCTATTGGGGAACCAAAGAAGACCAAAAGGAGATGTATGTCCTTGAGGAAGGGGAGACCATCCTTGCACTGAATAAGTATGGAGACCTTTGGGAAGCGGAGACAATAGCAATCCCGTGGATACACCATAGCCAAGAGGTGGAAGTGCAGCACAGCAAATACAGTGGCATTGTAACGGTTGAGAAGACCATAGTGAGAAGTGACGATACCGGAGCGGTACACATGTACATCTATTTTGCAGGAGGTGAGCAGGATGTCTAATATGATGCAGAAGTTTGTGGAGCAGGAGCTTGAAAATCAGATAAAGCAGAATTATCCACATATGCAGTATCCGCCCGGCTTATATGCTAGGGTGGTGTCAGTAAAAAAGAAAGGGGAGCTGTATGAGGCAACTCTCAAAATACTTGACAAAAATAAGCAGCCGGACAGCCGCTTCCCGGAGGTTCCGGGAGTGAAAACGGACATCCTTATCCTGAAGAATGACATTGTGGCGGTAGTCCTCATGTATGGGGAGTGCAGCCCGTATATCATAGGGAGGTGCTTCTGATGCAGATAACAGGTGAGAATGATGTTGACATCATGCTTGATGAGGACGGACAGCCCGTGTCAGATGGAAACGGTGACGCAGCCCTTGTATCGGATGAGGACTGTTGGCTTCAGGATATAAAGAATGAGGCATTGACAGAAGAAGGTGAACTCTTCTATGAGGATGAGGAAGGAGATGAGAGCTATGGGTGGAGCCTGCTTGACTTCATGCAGGGAGAGTATGATGACTTCATGCAGATGGAGATACAGCAGCGTATCCGCTCCAAACTGTCCAAGAGGGAATATATAGATGCCGGAAGCATACAGACCGTAGTAAAGTTTGACGGGCATGTATACCGTATCAGGGTGTCCTTCCGGAGGAATGACAGCAATAGATCATACAATATAGACATTGAGAGTGATGGAGTGGAGGTGATTGTGGAATGATAGATGAGAGCATTATGGAGAAGATTATCCCTATCCCGGATGAGGATGAGGAAATGGAGAAGATACAGGGTGAGCTTGAGGATGAGGGCTTCCCTATAACGAACTTCAAAAAAGGTGGCATCTTTTACCATCTTAGCCGCCTGTTAGTGACCATCTACATAGAACTGAAGGAGCTTTCCCGGACTATCCTGAACGCCTGCTTCATCAAACATGCTGAAGGGGACTGGCTGAAGATTAAGGCAGCCGATTATTCCAAACAGCAGAAAGAAGCCAAAGCAGCAAAGGGTTATGTGACTATCTACAGGAATGACTATAACAATGCTCTTCAGGTCACGAAAGGGCATTGCTTTAAGACGGAGCCGGATGTCGGAGGCAAGGAACTGAAGTTCTATTGCTTACAGGATACGGTCATAGAAGCCGGAGAACCCGTGGGACGGGTACTTGTGGAGGCAGAGGCACCCGGAACCTTTTACAACATAGCACCGGGCAGGATAACCATATCATTGATACATCTTGACGGCATGGACTATGTGACCAATGAGGAGGACTGGCTCTTTGAAGAAGGGGCTGAAGAGGAAGACCTTGAAGACCTCCGTGACAGGTGTATGAGTTCATGGGCGGAACTGGCTACAAGAACCATAGAGGAGAAACTCCGGAACGCAGCCAAAGCAGTTCCCGGTGTATTGGATGCCCGGATTGATGCACAGCATCCAAGAGGACAGGGTACCGTGGATGTGATTATCATAGGAGCAGCCGGAGAAACTTCCCCGGAACTGATACGAAAGGTTGGAGAAGCCATTGAGCCTTTGAAAGGGAACTATGAAGACTATCTTGTGAAGTCCAGTGAGGTAGTGCGGCAGGACTTTGAGCTTGTGATATATCTTGCTGAAGATGCAGCCACGGATGGAGTGGATGGACAGGCAGCGAAGCTCATTGAGGATATGATGGCTCTGACAAGGGGAGAGATGAACACCCTTTACCGGGACAGCATCATTCATGTGTTAAGTGCCAAGATTGACAACTACCGGAAGACGGACATCCTGAAACCGTCAGAGGATATGCTTCTTGAGCAGGATAAGGTCATCATGGCAGGGGACATCAATGTATCTGTCCGGAACGTGGCACAGAGTTCGAGGGAGAAGGAGTGATACCACCATGATAGAGAATTTTATTGAGTACATGTGGTATCTTCTAACCACTCCGCTGAAGAAGCTGAAGAGATCCCTGAATAAGTGGTACATCCTTTGCAAGGTATACGGCAGGAGGTTTGACGAAGTGAAGGAGGACATCCTCCGGGCAAGGGATGAGGGTATGGTTGCCACGTGCTGCCATGAGATGCTCCCAGTACATGGAGCGGACAGGCGGCTCACCCGGTATGATGGAGAGCATCCGGAGAACTACCGCTCAAGGATAGCCATGTATGAGGAGGTATGCAAGCTTGGAGGCACCAACGAAGGAGTGTTGCTTGCCGTGAAGACTTTGGGGTATACCGCCCCGGAGCTTGTGAGGGCAAATGACAAGACGGGCTTTGTACACTTCACGCTGGACGGGAGCTGGCTCCTTGATGGGAGCCGGATATTGGAGTCTGACACCATTGAGAACAGGTGGGCGGAGTTTTATATTGTCATAGGCATGGATGCGGATGAAGAGCATCCTATCAGCTTTGACATCTTGAGGAAGACTGTCCGCAAGTGGAAGGAAGTAGGGGCGAAAGACAACTATTTCTTTCGGTATACATTAAGCATCCGGGAGATAAACAGCATGAGCTTCCTTTCCGTGCTTTATAAAAAATATTTATATTACTTTGATTATCTGAAGCTTGATGGTATGTGGGAACTGGATGGGAGCCATGTACTTGATGCTGAAAGGAACCCATACACCACAAGGATAGGATACCGATATGAGAGTGGATATGAGCTGCATGAAGCCGGGCTTCTTGCTGTAGCCTATTGTTATGCCTGCCGGGTGGTGGAAGAGGCTGTACTAAAGGCAGCTTACAGCTTCAGGGCACAGTATTTTGAATATCTGAAGACAGATGGCACATGGCAGACAGATGGGAGCCATGTATTGGATGCGGAAGTGTCACCAAGGGAAATGAAATGGGGAACTATCTTTCGTCATCAGCATGAAGAGAAGCTGCTAATGAAGCAGCGGTACAGGATGCAGCCTTGTGAGGAGGCATACAGTATCAGGAAGACATTGGAGCAGTACCGGATGGTCATTGACTATTTTGATTATCTGAAGCTCAACGGGCTTTGGAAGCTGACAGGCTCCCGGCTCATGGATGCACAGAGGACAGAATACACCACCAAGCAGGCATACAGCTTTGGTGTAGAACATACAAGGGAGTTCAGGGTGATATGGCATGAAGAGCACAACCTCATCTTCCTTGATGGAACATGGAGCCTTGATGGTTCCAAGATAATAGATGCTTGGCAAAAAACGGAGGTATTGTAGAATGGCAACAAAAAGCGTGATAACCAAAATCAGAAGAAAAAAGATGGCTGAAGCAAGCCATACAACCGGAACGGTTGCAAAGATAACACACATTGCACTTGGTTCCGGCGGTGTCAATGGAGATGGTACCGTGATAGTACCACTTGCGGAGAATGTAGCATTGAAGAAAGAGGTGGTCAGAAAGCCTTATACTTCATCAACCAAGACTTCAGATACATCCTATGAGTATACCATCAAGCTTGAGGAAGATGAGCTTGTTGGTACATTCATCAGTGAGATGGCACTCATTGATGAGGATGGAGATGTGGTGGCGTTCTCTAATTTCCTTGCAAAAGGTAAGGATGAGACAGAGGTGACATTCACCATTGAAGACAACTATTAAGGAGGAAGAAGAAAATGGCAAATATAACAGCAGCAGAGCATCCGAAACTTGTCCTTGAGATGACAGCAATGGAGAGGACAACTCCGGCATACTATGATGAGTGGAATGTGAGACATCAGCAGCTCCTTGACAATGACAAATACCTCAATGAGCAGTTCATCAATGTCTTTTCTGACAGTGCAGCAGCTCATAATTCCATCTACAGAGGGAAGAACCTGACAAATGTGTATACGGTGGATGAAATATGTCAGCGTATCAGTGCAGGAACCTTTAAGGACTTGTATGTGGGTGATTATTTTGACATAAGCATCACTACAGGCTTGGGTGGTACCGAGACAGTCAGATGTATCTTGGCAGGCTTTGATGTATTTTGGAATAATGGAGATACAGCCTTCACAAAACATCATGCTGTGATTGTACCGAAGGACTGCTTCAAGACAAAATCAGTTATGAATGATACAAATGTGACAACAGGTGGGTATGTAGGCTCTAAGATGTATAAAACGGTTCTTCCTGTATATGCAGCAGCCTTGCAAACAGCATTAAATAATCATATACTTAGTCACAGAGAATTGCTGACAACAGCAGTATCTACAACAGGCAATTCAAACGCAGGAGCAGGCATCACAGGATATGCAAGCAACTGGGAGTGGAAGGATTGCTTAGTTAAACTTATGAGTGAGATACAGGTATATGGTTCCACAGTGCTTAGTTCTTCATTCTATGATACAGGATGTGACAATATTCAGTTCCCGTTGTTCCGGTTAGCTCCTAACCTGAAGGTAGCAGGACTTGGACATAACGGAAGTAGATGGTGGTATTGGTTGAGTGCTGTGGTGTCGGCGGCGGCGTTTGCTCATTGTTACTTTTATGGTAGTAGTGATGGTGCCAACGCCGCCGGGGATGGTGGAGTCCGCCCGTATTTCTGTATCGGTTAATCTTTAATCTGCCCCCTGTATGGGGGCAGATGACCGGAAGGAGGAAATAGGTTGAGCGTACTGAAGAATAAAAGAAGTGTATCGAGTTTGGAGTTCTACCACAACGCCATAACACTCCGGAGAGAGGTGACAATGTTGCTCCTCCGGGACTTTGGCATCAAGGACAAAGTGAGGAGTGTCAAGTCATTGTATGGGGTGCCGGGAATGGAGCCGGAGGATGAGCAGAAGTTCCGGGAGATTGTGGAGAAGTATGAAATGAAAGCCACGATAATAGAGGAATATCCGGCATGGCTCATAGACAAGATGAGGAATAATATAATGAATATCCTCCACAACATGATAATGAACATCACACAGGCAAATACGATATATCCAGTATGTGAGAGTGAGTTCTATGACCGGAGAAACTTCCAAAATCATGCCATAGGAAACTGTGAGCAGCTCCTTCAGGAGATGCAGTACATCATATCCATCATCCCGGTGGATGCACAGAAGTACATGAGATATGTGGAAATGATTGAGAAGGAGATAGTCCTCCTGAAGGGATGGAGAAAGAGTGACAACAAAATCCTGAAGAAAATCAGGGAGAATGAAGCAGCCAAAGCACAGAAAGAAGGTGCTTCCCAAAAGGCTGAAAAACAAGTATAATTATCCGGGGCAAGCTTTGTATCAAGAGACTTTTCCACCGTTGAGTGCTGTGGTGTCGGCGGCGGCGTTTGCTAATTGTAACAATAATGGTAATAGTAATAATAACAACGCCGCCGGGGATGGTGGAGTCCGCCCGATTTCGTGTATGTATACTAAGTGTAGGCTATGTGCCGATATACGATACAGGAAAGGAAAGCTTGTCCTTCCGAAAGGTAAAGAAGCCCATCTTCTGATAGAGGGAGGATGGGGGAACATCTTGATGCACCCTGATACGTCAGTTGGTGCTAGAAACGAGGTGAAGCTCTATGAATGATATGGAGTCTGTATATGATGCCAACTCCCTGCTTGATGCTTTTAACAAGTCCAAGAAGGGAACAGCGTGGAAAGAGTCAGTACAGCGGTATGAAATGAACCTTTTGAGGAATATCAACCAAACTCAAAAGGAGATGAAGGATGGAACCTATGAGCAGAAGGACTTCTATGAGTTCAAGCTGCATGAGAGGGGAAAAACAAGGCATATTAAGTCAATGCACATCTCTGACCGTGTGGTACAGAGGTCAGTCTGTGACAATGTGCTTGTCCCGGAGCTCTCCAAGTACCTGACCTATGACAATGGTGCTTCCATGGAGGGCAAGGGTATCCATTTTGCAAGGAAACGGTTGAGCACACATCTTCACAAGTTCTACCGGAAACACAAGAGCAATGAAGGGTATGTATTACTGATTGATTTTAGCAAATTCTTTGACAATATAGTCCATGATGGTCTGATAAAGGAAATGCGGAAAAAGATTGGTGATAAGGAGACAATGAGCTTTATTGAGAAGCTCATAGATACCTTCAGGGTGGATGTTTCCTACATGACTGATGAAGAATATACTAACTGTATGAAAACGCTGTATAACGCCTTGGAACATGCTCAAATTGATAAGGCAAAGCTGACAGGCGAAAAGTACATGAGAAAGTCCGTGGGTATTGGAAGCCAAATATCTCAAATATCCGGAGTATACTATCCCACAAGGATAGACAACTACTGCAAGATTGTAAAAGGCATGAAATACTATGGGCGGTACATGGATGACATCTACATCATCCATGAAGACAAGGAGTACCTGAAGGGGCTCCTGAATGACATACAAGGGATATGTGATGAGCTTGGACTCTTTATCAATCCAAAGAAAACACAGATAGTAAAGCTGTCACATGGCTTCACATTCCTTAAAATCAAATATAACCTAACAGAGACAGGAAAGGTACAGGAACGTATCAGCAAAGACTCCGTCACAAGGATGCGGAGAAAGCTGAAGAAGTTCCGGAAGCTCATGGATGCCGGGGAGATGTCCTTTGATGATGTGAGATGTGCCTATGCCTCATGGAAGGGCGGTGTGAGTCACTATGACTCATACAATGTAGTTAAGAGTATGGATAAGCTCTTTGATGAGCTTTTTATCCATCCATTTATTGGAGGAGGACACAGAGATGAGCAAAACAACAATGAGCAAAAATGAGATAGAACAGAAAATAAGAGACTTGAAGACCAAGCTCTCATGTCAGGAGTCTGATATTGGGGACTGGAAGATTGCCAAGTGTATTGAGTATTCTACCCTTGGGATGGAGTCACCTTATGACCTTCAGGAACTCCACAAACAGAGACAGGTCATCCGTGATGAGATTGGAGCCTTGGAAGAGGAACTTGCCAAGTGTGAAGATGAGGATGAAGCCGCTTCTGAAAAGTAGGCGTTATTCACAAAATTATTGTCAAAAAAAGCGGAGGGTTTTTCCCTCCGTTTCGTGCTTATAAATACCGGAAATATTTCCCGAAAAGTTTTGTCAAAAGTTTTGAGAAGTTTTGTCAAAAATTTTGAGCGGCTACAATGAGGATGATTTTCCAGAAGCCGTATGGCTCTCTGAACCCGAGGGAAAAGGTGAAGGAGATAATCGGGGCGCCTCTTAAAATCCATCATACGGTGCCGGAAAGCGGGCTGGAGGATGAGGTACTCAGGCTGATGGATATGGTAGGCTTGAACCGGGAGTGGCTAAACCGCTACCCCCACGAGTTTTCGGGAGGCCAGAGGCAGAGAATCGGAATTGCCAGGGCGCTGGCAGGAAACCCGGAGTTAATAATCTGCGATGAGCCGGTGTCGGCTCTGGATGTATCAATCCAGTCACAGGTTCTCAACCTTCTGAAGGATCTTCAGAAAGATTTTGAACTGACGTATCTGTTTATTTCACATAATTTATCCGTTGTGAAATTCATGGCGGACAGAATAGCGGTAATGTATCTCGGTGTGATCGTGGAGCTGGCCGACAGCGGGGAAATCTATGAAAATGCGTCCCATCCTTATACAAAAGCGCTTCTGTCTGCGATTCCGGAAGCAAAGACGACGCAGAAGAAAGAACGGATTATATTAAACGGCGATATACCAAGTCCGGTAGACCCTCCGGCCGGCTGCCGGTTCTGCACACGGTGTCCTTTTGCACAGGATCGCTGCCGGACGGAGAGGCCGGAGCTTGCACAAATAAGGCCGGGTCATTTTGCCGCCTGCTTCCTGGCCGGGAAAGGGGGCAGCTGATATGGTGAAATTTATAGCAAAAAGACTTGCAATCTCAGTGGTATTACTCTTCATTGTGACAACTTTGGTATTCGCATTTGTACATATGATGCCCGGTGATCCGGTCCTTACGATGCTGGGCGTCGACAGCAACCCCGATCCGGTCACGGTGGAAAAGATCCGCACGGAGCTGGGACTGGATCAGCCGATTCTGGTACAGTATGGCAATTATCTGAAAGGAATTGTAAAGCTGGATCTGGGGAAATCCTATTCCGAGAAGATTCCGGTGGTACAGGCGATTGCATCACGTTTCCCGAGGACGCTGGAGCTGGCCTTCGTGTCCCTGGTGCTTGCCTGTCTGGCGGGGATTCCCCTGGGGATTATCGCTGCGGTTAGAAGAGGGAAACTTTCCGATTTGATGCTGACAACAGTGGCATCGGTGGGAACCTCGGTGCCGGTTTATGTTCTGGGGTATCTGCTCGTGGTGGTTTTTGCGCTCAATATATTCAATCTTCCCATTGCAAAGCTGCCGGCCAGCGGGTTCACCGCATTTTCCAAGGATCCGGCCATGCATATACAGAAGATTATCCTTCCTGCCGTCACACTGGCCCTTGGTGTGGCAGCATCCATCATGCGGACGACGCGCTCCTCAATGCTGGACGCGATGGCGGCGGAATCCATCCGGCCGCTGCGTGCAAAAGGGCTGTCGGGCGGCAAAGTCATCAGAAAGCATGTAATCCGCAATGCGATGATTCCCGTTATCACGATTATCGGCCTGCAGCTTGGAAACCTGATTGGAGGAACCGTACTCTGCGAGACGGTATTTAACTGGCCGGGAGTTGCCTCCCTTCTCGTAAAGGCCATCAATCACCGTGACTATCCGCTGATACAGGGATGTGTGCTGCTGATCTCGGTCGTTTACATTTTTACCAACATGATGGTCGACATAATATATGGAATTCTGGACCCAAGAGTGAGATAGGAGGGATAAAATGTTAAAGAAATGTTTCAGCAATAAGAAGTTTGTTGTTGGCTTTATCATACTGGTCCCTCTGATCATTGTTATGATATTTGGCAATTTCCTGGTTCCCAACGATCCGTATGCGCTTGATACGGTAAATATGCTGAAAAATTCATCGGCAAAATATCCTTTGGGAACGGACGAGTACGGGCGCTGTATCCTGACCCGTCTGATTCTGGGAATCAGGCCGTCCATGATGGTAGCCCTGGGAGGGACGGCCATTTCATTTGCGGGAGGCACTCTCCTGGGGGTGGCGGCAGGATATCTGGAGGGAAGGATCGGCGCCGTCATCATGCGGGGCATTGATATCATCCTCTGCTTCCCGCCCATCCTTCTGGCGATGATTATTGCGGGACTGTGGGGCGCCGGTGTAATTAACCTGATGCTTGTAATCGGGCTCCTTTACATTCCCCATTTTTCACGTGTCGCATATTCTTCCACACTGCAGGTCAGAAAAATGGAATATGTGGAGAGCGATTTATCGATCGGCGCGGCGCCGTCGGCTATTATGTGGAAGGCTATTTTCCCGAACATCATATCGGTTCTGATTGTTCAGGTGAGTACCACAATCTCAAACGCGATTCTGCTGGAATCGGGACTCAGCTTCCTGGGGCTGGGCGTTCAGCCGCCCACACCGTCCTGGGGGCAGATGATTGGCTCGGCAAGGGGATATCTGAATGTCAACGTCATGTATTTGTTCTGGCCGGCTGTCTGCCTGTGCCTGACGATTCTGGCGGTTAACCTGATGGGGGACGCAATCAGAGATATTCTGGATCCAAAGCTTAACAACAGTTTTTAAAAATAAAAGCATTCTGGTGATATGTCAAGAACTTTTTGAAGAAGATTTTGATATGTTTTTCAGAAAAAAGGGTAACTTTAACAGACCTTCGGTATATTTTACGTAT